GCAGACGATTCTCCAAAAATGTTTCTGTCTGTGTCCGACCCTCAGGGGAAGACGTGATGGGTTCTGTAAGGATTTCTGTGGTCGACGACATCAGCTTCCACCGAGTATCATCTCAGGACTGTACCCTAAAAAAGATGACCTTAAAAAGTGTCCAGAAATTAAAAAGCGGGTCGAGAAACCCCAGGTGAAGTGTGGAGATGTCAAGGCTCCCCTCGAAACGTTCATCAGGAAACACATGCATGGACCAGAGGATTTACAGATTGTGAATGTAAATAAGGACAAAACACAATTCATAGCCTTGACAAATTCCAGTTACTGTGAAACGATCAGGGGGGTACACGAAGATGTCGTGATGTCGTATACGATCAAGGGGAAAGAGATCCGGCAAAGATGTCCAAAATGTAAGAAAAACACTTCTAGAACCCACGGTTTACCTCATGACATCATAAAGATACTTAAACAATAGTACCATGTGTATTGTAAATGATCACTCGTTCCGGACGCAAGATAAAGAAACCTGAGCTGTTTCAGCCCACGGAGACTGACCTCGTAGATGATTATGCGGACGACGATCACGATACGGATTTTGATTCTGATATAAATACCGATGAAGAGGAGGAGTATTCTACAGATGATGAAAGTGACAGTGATGCCGACGAGAACGGTAACCTTAAGGATTTCATCGTGGATGATGAAAGTGAGTCAGAAGATGCTTAAAAAAAACACGCCTATAATTAGAAAATGGAAACGGATATCGGTAACCCCATCGAATACAATCCAACCATGGAACCGGAAAAGAATGAAGAGCCTGTACAGGAGGAACAGCCCTATTACATGGACTATCCTATGCAGCCTCCAATGCCACCACCACCTCAACCCGAGAAGTTTGATCTTTTTGACAAGGTTGACAAGTCAACGTGGATCATCGCATTCGCCGTATTCCTCCTAGGCTTTTTTATGGGGAAAACCATGCAACCAGTGATTCTCCGGTATACTTGAATACGCGATGAATTTTCCTATGTCCCCTACGATAGGTTTGATCTTTCCCGTACTATCCCTCTTTATCAGGGGTGATGGGTACGATGGAATAATGAACCCGTCATCCGTATCTTCTATAAAACCAGCGGTCGTACTGACTTTATCATCTGAATCTGTTTTGTTTTGTAATTCAAACGTTGGATTAAAAAACAAAATAAAGAATGCGCTGACCAAAATGATCGTAACGATAATCTTAAACATTATGTTTACTATATGTGAATATTATTCTTCCTCCTCCTTGATCTCCCCGAGCTTCGCATCTTCCTCGCGCTTCTTCTGTCGTTCCGCAATCTCCTTCGCGACAATCTCATCAGCCTCCTTGACGAGCTCCTCCATGGGCGTATCGGGCTTCTCCTTCTTGAGACGCTCCAGGACTTCTGCGGGGTGAGCGATGGGTGGCTCATCGGGCTTAGTGTAAAACTTGGAGTTTTCGTCACCGGGGGTAATCTGATTCGCCATGGCACTCTTGCGTTCGTTGAACATGCGAGCAGCCTGAGACTGATTCTCCTTGTATCCGGTCATGATCTCCTCGAGCTTCTCGTTGGTATAGTGCACATCCTCAATCTTCGTGGGGTCAGGGGGGATGAGAAGCCACTTGTACATGTCGACGACGTAGATATCGAAGGTGGGATCCTCCTTCTGCAGACGCTTCGCGTGGTTCGCCGCCTCATCGCGTGTGGCGAACGCACCACGAATCTTGATACCAAACTTATCGTTTCTCTGGGGCGCCTCGGGTCCGATGATCGATAGGCACGCGAAGATCTGCCCGGGAATGGTCGTGTAGTCGGTTTCGAGGGACATTATAGGTTCCCGACGCATCAAAACTTTAAGTTCCTAAGTAAACACCTTAAAAAGGTAAAACTATGTCCAAATATGGAAGAGATTCGTAAAAATCACAACGATGCGAAGAGGGTGTTGATACAGTCTGTGGCTCGTGAAGGTCAACACATTCTCGATGTCGGTTGTGGTTTTGGTGGTGATCTTCAAAAATGGCACAAATGTGGTGTGAACATCAATATGTGTGATCCCGAGTCATCTGCCCTCGAGGAGGCGCGTTCACGAGCGAAGAATATGCATATGCGTGTCAATTTCTACGAGGGGGACATACATGCGTGCCCAAATAGAAAATTTGATATCGTGTGTTTCAACTTTTCACTTCACTACATCTTCGCTTCGAAGGGTCTCTTTACGAGTTCCATCAAAGAAATTAAGAAACGTGTCAAACCAGGTGGACATCTCATAGGTATTATTCCGGATTCCGAAAAGATCATCTTTAGAACACCATACATGGATGATTCCGGAAACTTTTTCAAGATGAAAGACCATGGAAATGGCGGTTTCGGTGAAAAATTGTTTGTTCATTTGACAGATACACCGTACTACGCGGATGGACCAAAATCAGAACCCGTGGCGTACAAGGATCATCTCGTGACTGGTCTCGAGGATCTCGGGTTTACGCTACAAAGTTGGGAGAGTCTCGATGGAAATCCAATTTCCAAACTCTATAGTAAATTTATCTTTGTCTATAATAGATGATCGTTATCGCGCTACTCATTCTAGTAAACATGTGGATCCTTCAACAGACCACGGAACCCACGCGCCTGGTACAGGTTAAGGAAAAGTATCGAATCCTCAGGAATCACATCAAGGATACGAACCATGAAAAGTTTCATATGCTCAAGCGGTGTATCCCCATCACGGGATACTTGCGTATGAACGGTGCCGTCGGGTACAACACGAACAAAGGTGGGGAGATTGCAATCTGCCTCGATGGTGAAGTTAACGAAATCTTTCATGTCCTGATTCATGAACTGGCACACTGTACTGTGCGTGAATACGACCACTCTGAAGAATTCTGGAACAATTATATCGAACTTCGAGACATTTGTCTCCGTCTCGGTATTTACCAGAAGATTCCGGACAAGACTGAATTCTGTGGTGAACACGTCCAGGATAAATAATCTGTGTCCATATAAATGAAGACACCTGTCAGCGTTTTGCTCATGGCGATCGCCTATTGGATGGTAATCTATGGAATGTCTCTCATCCCGACCATGTTCAACAATTATCTCTTGAACATCACGTGGATGACCCTCGTCATTCCCAATATGCTCCGTTTAATTGTCGGAAGTATTCCCCGCCTCGCGGTGGATCGCATCTTTTTCCTGACGACCACTTTGATCGCGTTCGTACTCACGTATATTCTGAACATGGTCTTTGCCGAAACGAAAGAAGCGGTCGAAGATTCCACTGTTTCCAATAACAAGAAGCTTAAATTGAGTGCCTTGTTAATGGGGACATTCACAGCGGGTGCCCTCATAACCTATTTCGCGGGTATAGATACCTCGATCTACAGTAATATGGGATGGGAGAATCAGGGGTTGACGATGTAATCCTTGGCGACGTAGAACAGGACCGCCGCGACCGCACCCGTGGCGGCGAGACCGACAACACTCCTACCCCCTTGTTCGTTAAGGAACTTGGGGATAGAAGTCGCGAGGCGATCCTGGACGGGCTTGCTCACGGCAGCGGCAGCGCATGCCGCGACGAATAGGGCAGTAAGCTGCTCATCGGTGAGGTTGAGGGGGTTCTTCTTCTCGGGCTTAGTGGGCGCCTGGGGAGTGGGATAGGCAGCTTGGGGCTGAGGAGCCGTCATCTGGGGCATGACACCCTGCATCCTGGGCTCGTCGGTCATCATGGGGGGTTCCATCATGATATCATTAATGGGAGTAGAATCCATCGTCTCTTTACTTTGACTCATATTTTTTTCGGTTGCAAAAGACGTGGACGGATTATCGTTGAGAGGGACCATTCCTTCGCCATCATCCGCGAGGTTCATGGTATGCACTTGATCAGAGGCCATTTAGTATAGTCAGATGTTTTTGAATCCAAACCTCAACGCGTCTTTGTGATTTTGAGATTTGTCTTTTTCGTCGCCTTCTTGGCATCATCCTCCTTCTGCTGGAAATGTTTGGGGTTGTACATCTTCTTATGAAGTCTCCAAAGATCTGGACCACCCACTCTGAAGTTTTTCCTGACCGTCGCCTTGTACCAAAACACACAATCCTGAATCTTGTTAGACTTGACTGTATTGTCTAACACGAGACACTCATAGTTTTCTGTACAAGCATCCATGACTTTACAAAACATGTCAAAAGAAGGGAAGATACCGAAGAAGGATTTATACAGTTTCTCTCGATTCTGAATAATGTTCTCCCTGAGGATGAAGACATAGTCGACGTTTGCTCGAAGTGCCGGTGGAAGATCCATCACATATTGCATCGTCAACATGAAGAAGATTTTCCAGTGACGACCATTCATGAAACACTGGCGAATACACGTATCCTTCAGGAACTTACTGTCATACATACAGTCATCTAAAAGCATAAAAGCTCCACAATTTGTTTTCCCATTACCCACCAGCTTACGCTGTCTCGCCATGACTCGCTCTATGGCATCTCGATCGTAATCTCCGTAAATGAACAGGTCGGGGATGAAATCAGAGTAAAAATGGTTTCCCTCCTCTGTACCAGACAAAACGATTCCGGCTGGGAGGTGCCTCTTGTGGAACATGATATCTTTCACAAGGGTTGATTTACCCGTATTACGCTTACCGATGAAAACACACACCCTATCGTCACTGATCGTTTCGGGTTTGAATTTCCTCAACTGAAGGTTCATTCTACTCTAGTGTCTCGTTTTATTTAGCAAAATTTTACTCATATAGAGTAGGAATGGCCGGTCGTCTGAGGCTCGCTGCCACAGGTCTCCAAGACGAGTGGATCACGGGTAATCCACAATTTTCATACTTTCTGATGAATTTCAAGAAACATACGAAGTTTGCTATGGACTACGTAGAGAGTCAATTTGATGGGAATATAGATTTCGGGGAACTGATTGAATGTAGAATCCCCGGTGACAAAGGTGACCTCGTGAGAAACATGACCCTGAAAATAACTCTGACTGACCCACTCCCTGATGATAACAGTGAAAACGATATGGTATGGTCACCGTCGATATGTACAAACCTCATCGAGTATGCTGAACTCGTCATCGGTGGACAACCAATCGAGCGTCTCACAGGCGAGTACATTTACATGCATCAACAACTTCACAATACAAACGACGATATCGAACAAACCTTGTACTTCCTGAACGGTCATGGGAACTACCTGAGTTATTCAGGTGCGTACACGTATTTCCTGGATCTACCCTTTTACTTTTACAGGAACGCATCCCTGGCAATTCCCACATGTGCCCTGACAAAACAAATTGTGGAAGTTCGAATTAAATTGAAACCTCTCATCAGACTTGTCAGAAATATAAGTTCCGTTGACCCGACAGACACCATATCGGATGTGAACGCATCGATTCTCAAGTTTTCTCTAGACACAGAGTTCGTGATAGTAACACCAGAAGAGCGGGGGTATCTCATGTCGAGACCGTTAGACTATGTCATCACACAAGTTCAATTGGCCAAGTTTAAAATGAAGGCTGGTGAAAACAAAAAGTCTGTCATGCTCAACTTTCAACACCCGGTGAAGGAACTCTTTTTCGTGTCACAAAACATCGCGAATGGAAACATTCCCCATTATTACAATACGATCGTGGATGCTGAACTTCGATTCAATAACGAAGTTGTATTTAAACGTGGTGGACTTTTCCTCGCTTATGAACAGGCACTTAAACATCATGTCAACGCACCATCAGCCTTGGCTCAGACAGTCGAAGCTTTTAACGGAAGGAGTGCTATTCTGGGTCCATCGAAGTTTGGGATGTATTCATTCTCCATGTCTCCTGAACAACCCCACCCAACCGGACAAGTGAACATGAGTCGCATCTCACATAAACTATTCACGATCGAGATAAACCCCACAAATTCCGTCTTTGAAAATGATACACGGGTGTACGCCGTTAATTATAACGTCTTACGTATCGAGAGTGGTTTAGCAGGATTAAAATTTTAGGTAGATATAGTAGTAATGGCTGGACAAGTCCAACTCTCCGCCTCCGGGCCTCAAGAGAGATTTTTTACCGTGGATCCAGACTACAGTTATTTCGTGAAAAGTTTCAGAAAACATTCAAACTTTTCGACGGAATTCGTGGATATCGATCCAGATAATGAACCAGATTTCGGTAAAAATGTTCGATTTCGAATTCCACAAAATCAAGGTGACCTTCTTAAAACACTCAGTGTGAAGATGACACTCCCCACACTTCAAACGAGTTCCACTATGTACATAGAATCGGTCGCTCACGCACTCATCGAACACGTCGATTTCATCATCGGTGGGAAAGTGATCCAGCGAATCACGAGTGATTACTTACAAATCTATTCGGAACACAACGTCACACAGACGAAACAAAAAGCTCTGGAACAACTCATAGGTAAGTACCCACTTCGAACGAGTGACAAGAAGGTTGGTGAAGTGACTGAGAGTGTATCCGGTAATACCGGTATCGTCATTCATAATACTCTGGGCATTAACACAGATGAGGAATTCTTTGTGGACCTTCCATTTTACTTTTACAACCACCCTGAACTCGCCGTGCCCTTATGTGCCATTAACCAACAGGAAGTCGAAGTCGAGTTCAAGTTACGCGACGCACAGGATGTAGTCATTAAAGCAGATGGTTCATACTCCCTCTTGGATGAAACTCCAAAACTGAAAAACTTTCAGTTGTGTACAGAGGTTGTCTTTCTGGATTCGACAGAACGTATCAAGATTCAGCATACACCCATGGAGTACCTCATCACACAGATTCAGGAAGATGTTTTTGATGTTGAAGCTGGTGTGAATGAAGGA